GGAACCAGTTGGGCAAATTGCGATTTCTGTTCTGGATTCATACGATAAAGTATGGCGGTTCGTTACGTCCTGTTTCTGCCCTGTGCCGGGTTTCCGCCCGAAATTGCATAATAGCTTCCAGATAGTTCGGCGAAAAGTTCTGGAAGTAGTTCCCATCTTTCGTCCAGTGTATATCAAACGGTGTCCGTGTTTCCGTCCGGTGATAGCGGGCAATGGTGATCCCATCCTGGATGTTTTCACCCCAAAAGGCGCACATCTTGTTCTCCGGTGTTTCGTGTCGGTACATGGTTAGTATAGAACTTTGTGAATGAGTTGCGCGAATATCGGAGCAAGGCCAGCGTAAACCGGATTCCCGCCCATCAGCGCAATGGTAATGAGTGCGAGCCAAAACGACAGGCAAACAGGGCAGCGGAATACTTTGTAGCCGCTGAACGGGCCGAGGGTGTCCATTTGATTGTTTAGGCCGAAAGGCACAGATGCGCCCGCGATAGATAGCAGGGCAAGAAATATCTCAGGTGTCATAGTTTTTCCGGTAATACTCAGCCGCGATTTTCTTTGCGCTCGTTGGGATGATTCCCACTTGCTCAAGTGCATCGGCGTGTGATTTGATGATAAGCTTCTTTTCCAGTTCCCGCGCCTCGGCGATTTGCTTTTCAGGCAAGCCCTGGCTGCTGATAGGGTAGATTGACAAAAGGTAATTTACGCCGCTCATGACTTGCAAATTTACAACAAATAATGTGAAAACGCACTTTCAAAGCGGCAAGGAATTATTCCCGTGCGCCCGTTCCTGTTCTTGCTGATGATGGTTTCCGCCTCTTCAATCGGTGGCTTTTCCGTTTCGTAGTACATGGGCCTAAAAGGGAATACCACTAAATCCGCGTCCTGTTCAATCGCACCGGATTCGCGAAGGTCTGCAAGTCCTGGCCGCTTATCTCCACGCTGTTCACTCTGCCTGTTAAGCTGCGAAAGGGCGATAACAGTCATGTTACTTTCACCAGCGATAAGTTTGCATTGGCGGGAAATGTAAGCCACCTGCTGTTCCCGGATTGTCTTCGGGTCTGATGGGTTAATAAGACCCAGGTAGTCAATAATGGCCAATGTAATGCCGTACCTGGATTTCATCATCTTCAGCTTCGAGCGTATTTGGTCAATGGTCTGCCTCCGTGAATCGTCTATCCAAATTGACATCCGGGCAATGTTGTGAAGCCGAGCCATTGTTTCAATTTGCTCATCAGTAACGTTCGCCGTGCGGATCCATTCAGAATTTATGCTGTACTCAGAACTAAGCACCCGGTCAACAAGTCCTTCCTTCGTCATTTCCAAACTGAAGAAAGCTACCTTACCGCCTGCCCGGAGTGCGTGAGCAATGCTGATGCTCGTGGCCCATGATGTCTTACCCATGCCCGGACGTCCTGCCACTACCCAAAACTCCCCCGGAACAAATCCACCCGTGAACCGGTCAAGCGTTTCCCATCCTGAAGGTACTCCAAGAGTTTTAATTCCATCGCGTTTCCTTTGCGCTATGTCGTTTACCCTTTCCGCTGCCACCTTCGCAATGTGAACTCCATCCCCCGTGTCAATTACCGAAAGTTGGTCAAGCCTTGCCTGTGCGTTGCTGATGATTGCAAATGGGTCTGAGTTTCGGTCGGTTGCTTGGTGTTGTATTTCCGTGCTTAAAATCGCAAGCTGTCTGGTCAGGTAGAACTGATGCAGGATTTTGATTTTAAATTGAAGGTTTGCATCGCCGATGTACCGTTCCGAAATTTCCGCCGCCGTCTGAACTGGGAAGCCCTGTTTCTTTAGGCGCATTGAAACCGTAACAAGGTCAATAGGTTCGCCCTTATCGAATAGGCTTTTTAGCGTTTGATATGTTGCCTTCGTTTCAGATTCGGTAAAAAAATGCTCGTTACATTCGCTGATGTGCATTTGTGCTTGGTAGCTGTTGATGAACATGGCGAGTACATCGCGTTCCATGTCTATGTCTTTCATGGTGTTAGTGTTTGATAGTTTGCTTGCGAAGATTGTTTTTTATTTTCAGGTTTGAACCAAGTGCTGTTCATTTTTGATTTCCAGTTTTGAACCTGAGTATTGTTTTTATCCTTCCATCCGTTTTCATGGTAGTAGTAAAATGCCCTTTCTGCTGATTCTGGTGTATAGCCTCTGAGTTTAAAATATGCGACTACCTCTTCCAATGTCGGAGGAACGAATTGTTCCTTGTTCTTTGTTTTCTTGTTCTTTGTTAATTGTTTATCTATACTCACAGTGCTTTCACAGGTGCTTTCACATTGCTTTGAGTCGTGCTTTATCAGTGCTTTATCAAGTGCTTTATCAGGTGCTTTATCAAAAATTGATAGAGCAATGATGTTACTTGAGTACTGATTTTTTGACTTCTGCACCAAAGTAAAAAAACCCCATTCGCATAAATCGTTAAATGCTGGTATATACGTGGTATAAGAACCTATTCCGATAGCCTCCATAGCCATTTGCGAAGGCAACCCAAACTTTTCTTTCCAGCCTAACCTGTTGCAATGTTCAATCGCAAAGAACAAAAGTGCAGAATGAATAGGTTTTACTTTATCAGGATTTGCAAATGCAAAGTCCCACCATGTACGCGAAATTTCATATCCTGTCAGCTTCATCTTCTTCAAGTTGATCTAAACAATTCAATGCGAAATTCTCTGCTATCTTTGAGGCAAGCTTGCCAACCATACTTGCTATTGCCATTTTACCAGTAAGCACTCTTTCTTCATATGTGAGTACATAAACAGGCGCATCATCTGTTATTTGACAAATTGCAGTTCCATGAATTAGCCTTCTTTCTTCGTTAAAGGTTACAATCATTTCCCATTCATCATAATCAAAACGATAAGTGAATGAATCCTGTAGGTTTTGTTTTGTTGTGTATTTTTTTACTGACATAGTTAAAAGCAAAACGCCCCCCTGTTTCGCAGCGTGGAACCACCCCAGTCATTAGGGTGCGCTGTTACTCCAAGGGAGCGTTTGTTTAGTTTATTGTTCATGATGACTTTCATTAGGGCAGGGTTCCAATCTGCTGTTTCCTAACTTGGTTTCAAATATAGATTATAAAAATCCGTAATGCAAGTTTTTTTCCCGTCCGAAGAACTCATCGCCCTGGTGGATGCGACCTTCAAGCACTTTCTCGATTTCCTCAATCTTGCGCCGTATCGCCTTATCTACCTTCATCCAGTCGCAGATAGACTGATACCCGTGTATGGCGGTGGAATGGTCGCGCCCTCCTGCGTATTGTGACATCTGCTTCCAGGTTACATCAGTTGTTGTTTTAACGAAGTACCAAAAGTAAAACCGAGCCATCTTCCACGGTGCGTTTCTGCGCTTGGTGTTTATCGCATCGTCAGGAACATTGCAAGTTCGGGCAACTACTTCCCATATGCAGTCCATTTGCGTGTCGTAATAACGGCGAAGTGCTGCGTGGTATTCGTTTTTCAGGCGGGCGTCTACTTTCTTCTTACCCATGATAGAATAGTGTCAATAATGGAAAGTAACGCGGCAAAAAGTGCGAAGTAAGCAACGTAGCGGAACAGCAGTTCTAATGGCATTTCGCTCATACCGTTACGCCTCCTCTGCTAATTGCTAAAAGTGATGCCTTCATGACTGAGTTGATTTTAAAGCTTAGCTGCAATCGTTCTGTGATTGCCTTCAGCCCTTCTTCGCCCTTGCCTTCAGCCGCTTTCGCTGCGAGCCATTCGCAAGCCTCTTTCCATTTGGGTTCATCCTTGTTTAGCCACGGTTTGTCATTGCTTTGCGATGTTGTGCGCTGCGCTGTCGGTATTGCGTTTGAATGTACGCTGTCGGCATCGTCAATATCTCCGGTTGGAACAAGGAAGGTGTAAAGAAGGGCGTATTTAAGGGCATACGTTGTAGCCTTTCCAGCACTTTTATCCTGCGAATCCTGCCCGTGTCCGTATCCTTCGATTTCTAAACTTTCACCGCTGCTGTGAATTATGCGGTATTTTGTTTTTACCTCGGTGAGGATGGATTGCTTTGTTTTCGCCTGGCCGTTGTAAACTTCTTCCCAGCGTTCAATCTGCATTTTCGGTTCGATAGAAATCGGAACGATGATAAGTTCGTTTTCAATCATGGCCGTGCGAATTGCAACCTTTACATCTTTGTCCTCGACACCTTTGTAAGCATTAGCGCCCGTGCCGACTACCTTGTTTTTTTCTACGCTCTGTACCGCCTTCATGACGTTGAGCATTGCCTGTGTTATGTGTTTCATGGTTATTTGATTAAGTTTTGTTTTGTCCATCCTGGAAAGCCTTCGAGGTGATATTCCCAACAGCGCGCTTTTGAGTTCCATCGTGAAGCAGCCACGGTTGCACGGATGCGTGAGTTAGCCGCAAGCTTGTGACAACTTCGCTTTGACATCGTGCCAAAAATATTCATCACAGTAGATTTCTTCTTCATAGGCTTGTTGGCCATCTGTGTTTGTGCCACAATTGTTGTTTAGTATTTCTTCTACTGCAATAATCGCACATTGTTTTGCGAGTTGCTCAATTACAAAACCGTTAATGCTGTATTTGGCACTTAACAATTCTTTAGTGTAAAAATGAATTAACTCCTTTGCTTTTTCTTTTGGTTTCATTCTATTGTTGTGTTATGAGAAAGGCCAGCGGCTAACAGCGGTTTTGCAATAGCCGCCTGACAGTTCTCGGTTAATGATTAAGTTCTTCTTTGGCGGCCATCGCAAAGCCGCAAAACGTTGCGGAAGGTGACGCTTTCGCCTACGTTGTGGCGGAGTTGACGCTTGCGGCAAATGGTGCGGAGTAGGTTCATGGCTGCACCTCCTTCAGATGTTCAGGAAGTTCGCCGACGAATGGGGCGCAATTTTTCCACATAATGTCTGCATGACTTATATAAAAATTACTCTCATTTATTCTTGAAAATTTTGCCAAATAAGCACCCTTGTATTTTTCATCCCAAAACCAGCACCACTCACCTTCTTTTGGCTGCCACTTGGGAACGATGATTTCGGGCTTTGCGGGGTAAAGCATAGGAGTTGCATCGTCTTTATCAATACATCCATTAGATGTATAATGACAAACAGCATGAGCAAATTGCACTTCAATTTTGTAAATCCCATATTCGGTATTAATTTCCTTAATAAATCCTTCTCCAAATCGCAGGCAATACACCTGCTGTCCAACTTTCCATTCCATCACTTCCCGCCCTCCTGCGCTTCAATGATTGCTTCGTATTCCGCCCTAAGGTTGTGGTGCGCTTCCTCAAACGCAGCCGCAAATTCAGCGGGGGTGCAAGGTATGCAGAGCAAAAGATCTGATTCGCTCACATGGTCAGTGATGATTCCTTTTCGCACATAAAGTCCAGTAAGGTAGTTGTGCTTATCGCGCCCTGTGCAGCAAATGTACCTGCCATCATACTTGCCAAAGAAAGGCACTGCGATTTCTTGCGTAGATTCTACGCGCGTTCTAATTGTGATTGTGTTCATGGTGTTTATTGGTTAGTGTGAATTGTTACTCTTGTTTTATCTTCAATGCGTTTCCGCTCCTGTGCGCTCACAACCGGCTTATCGCCGTACTGCGCCAGCTTTTCCGCGCACTTCCTCCGCTCTGCGCGGATGTGTGCAATCCATTCGTTATACCTCATCGCCTGCTCCTCCATGTCCTCATCGCTTCGGCACGCAATGCGCGATAACCGGAAGCAATTCTGCGGTCGCTGTCGTCGTCGTCGAAGTCGTCGATCGCGCTGCTGTTGGTGGTGGTGAAGGTAAATGGCTTGCGGTAGATTTCCATCGTTACCGACCAATGGCCGTAGCCTGTCTTGCGGACCTGCGTATTAACGCGGCGGGAGTAGTTCAATTTGTTCATGGTGTTGTGTGTCTTAATCGGTTCACAAATATACTTCCGATTTCCACAATCGCAAACACCTATCCACAATTTAAGTGAATTATTTTTGCGGCTGAAAGCTAACTCATTGACAATCAGCGTTTTACGGATGAAAAAAAATTATGAATTTTTTTTGCGGATGGCAAACATCAGCAGCAGAAACATAACGACCCATGCCCACACGGGAATAAATCGCTCCCGTTTAACCGCATTCACCACCTGGCGAACGTACCTCACCACCGTGTCTTTGCACTCACCTTGAACAAACAGCCGCTCACCAGGCAGGCGCACAATCTTAACGCGCACCCTGTCCTGTTCAATGGTGATGGTATCGTGCATCCGCATCGAATCCCACCGCAGCAGCGTATCGGTAATGACTCGCTTTAGGTAAATCGAATCCCACACCTGCACCGTATCGGTCAGAATCCCGCAGCGCAGCAGCGCACGGTTGCATCGTTTCGGTGTCCAACATGAACACAACAGCAGAACAATAACTGCCAGCCCTGCGTATGCGATATGTGCGCCGCAGCCTTTATTCTTCACCATCGTCTTCTACCGTTGTAAATATATCTCCCCTGAACTCAATCAACAGGCTTTCCATCGCATCGAGCAAATTGTCGGAATAAAACCCGACCGCTACCGCCTGAGCAAAAAACGCCCTTACCACTTCATCAGCAAAGGCAGGGGGCTTGATAACCGCGCTTGCACCATGCCCGCCGTGGTTAATGGTAACAATCGCGCCGAGGTCAGAAAATGCGTCCATCTATTATTTCTTTGTTTTCTACCTGAAAAGTTCCATCCGCTTCCACAGTCACATAAGCAAAGCCGTGCTTCCACTTGGTGTACGCGAAGGGCCGATATTCCGGGGTCAGGGAACACAGGCAACCTGTTGACCACACGCCCACCTTATTCCCGTTCAAATCGCCCTCGCTGTGGTGTGAGGATTGGTGGTAATGCCCTACAAGAGTATTCGCCTTAGCCTTCAGGAAGTAGCCCCGCGCAGGGTTGACAGGAGAAAACACGCTTTCGCCCATCTCATGACCGTGCAGGATGTTCAGCTTCCCGGCCTTGATGATTTCCCTGTTTACCCGTTCAATTCCCAGCCGCTCAAATTGCAGCAGGCTTTCAAATTCCAAGGCCTTGAGGTTTCCAAATTGCGGCGCGTTCTTTAGAATGTAGTGGCGCATCCGCTCTTCGTGATTTCCCAACTTGTAAATAATTCGCGCCTGTGGGAACGCCTGCCTGAGCAGTTCCAGAAACTCGATACCCATCGCGATTTCATCCGTAATTATCGGGCGGTCTTGTTCTTTCATAAACCGCGAAATGTCATAACAATCGAGGATGTCACCGTTCAATAACACAACATCCGGCTGCCGCGCTTCGCCGTATCCGATTGCTGCTGTCAGGGATGGCAGGTCATGAAAGGGCAAGTGAATATCCGAAAGAATGAGTATTTCACAATCGGTCAGATGAATAGGTTGCGCTTTGCTTTCTTCGTAGGCTCGCAACTTTGCCAGCCCTTCAGCGATGGTAGATTTGTTTGGTGTGATTTGCATTTGCTGATATTTTTTTGGCTGCTCGCAACGCGCTCCGGTAATGTAGCGGATAAAATCGCGCCCCGTTTCCACGCTACCAAACTCACGGGGGTAATTACAATGTAGCCACCTCCCCGCCGTGCGCTTTGGCATTGGGTCAATTTCCGTCCGATGCTGAAGGTAAATTTCAAGCCTGCGTTGTGGTGTTCCGTTGTGCCGATTCATTTGGTAAATTTACCTTTGCTCAATAAATCTGGTAACTTTTTGTTACAAATCCGGGTATTGCTTCCCGCTTGCCAGCAGTTGCGCTGTGGTTTTCCCAAAGGTCTTTTCCAAGTGTGGAGGGTCTTGGAATTGCTTCCATCTGTAACCGCTTTTCCAGCCATAGCTTTCAAAGATGGAAATTACTGCTAACCAGTTCTTATCCACGGCCCATGATACTTGCCCATTTACAATCAGCACAAAATCTATGGCCAGCCCATAATTGTGGTAGCTATGGCCCCCGCGTTTGTGAGTTTTAATTGACCCCGGCTTTGTCCTACCTTCAGCGTAAATCGCGTCCTGTTCTGCTTTGGTGCGTAGAGTATGAGTGAAACGACACACCACACCCGCAGGCATTGCCGCGCATATGTCCGCGTAGATCTTAGTTGCTTCTTCGCGAAGTGATGGGTGGAGCAGCTTAATTCTTTCCAGCGTTATCTTGTCCATCATCAACAAAGCTACGTATTAATTTCTGAAGAAGATTGAAAATCCGTTTCCGCGCCGCTGCCAGCACCGCGCTAACCGCGTCAAACTCTTCCTTATGTTCCCGTGTGTACGCGTTGTGCGCATTGGAAATCGCGCTGTATCCTTCAGCCAATAAGAGGATAGTAAGGTAGCCATTAACCAGGGCGGATGCGTCCTTATCAATGGCCAATAAGACGATAAAACAAATAATTGCCGGAATCAGGGATGCAAATTTTTCCGTTAATCCATTCTTCAAAACCCGGCTGCGAATCTTGCTCGGGTCAATGCGTAGCCACATAATAACAGCCGTCAGGATGTCCAAGAACATTACCGCCGCCAATCCGTACACAAGCTTCAACTCTATTCCAGCCGCTGTGAGGTACACCGCAATAGGTGGCAGGGCAACATACGCCATAATTTTGCCCTCGGATGTCATGATTGAAGCACCTCCATCGCTTCTTTTACTGCGTCGTAGTAACTTACCGGAGGCTGGCCCCAATCGCACCGGGGGGAATTGTCAGCTGCATAAGCGCCAAGTACCTGCTGAAGATAGGTTTCCAATGCGTTGATTTTCGCGCTGGTTTTCCCGGCTGCCTGCAACTTCATCTTCAGATAAATCAAAGTCGGCTGCTGACTGCTTCCAACTCCCACCATGTCGAGCCATTCTCCCGCCGTGTATAGTGGCTTAGGCTGCTGTTTGTAAAGCTGAATCCAATGGTCTTCTTCCCATTGCAATTTATCTTCTACCACATCGCAACACGGGTCAGGCTCGGGCTTAAATCCAGGGTGAACGGGGTAATATCCCTCCTGTTCTGTTGCGCTGATTGCGCCTGTCTTATCTACGTAAATCATGCTGCTGATACTTTATAAAGGGTTACCGATTCTGAGTACATATACAAGTTAGCGTTAGCCGCTGTGAATTGGCAGGTGATTTGCAATGTTTTTGCCGAGGTTAAATCTTCAGTAGCCGTGCCGTGTCCGTTCACCGCGTACATTGTTGCGTTGTTTGTGGCTGCCATTGTGCCGATGGGTTGCTGAACACCTGTTCCAACAACAAAACATCTCTGTGCATTTGTGGCCTCGACAAATAACCTTAATTCAAAACCGCCCACGCGCTCTGTGTTGTTGGTGGCAATCGCAGCAGGTGAGCCGCTGAGCATTGTTGTTGCGCCTAATTTAACTCGAATAGTGGGCGTTTCAGAAACACCGCTGCCGTTTTTGTACACACCTGCCAAAGATAGCACCAGAGTATCACCCGCCGCAAGGTCAGTAGGTAAGGCATAGCTGAAGATAGCTGTTTCTGTTGTGGTGTTGCTTGGGCCTGTTTGCGCATTAGAGTTATAAAGCGTGGTAACATCTCCGCCGCCGCCGCCGCTGGCAGCAATGGTTATGCTGTCGGTTGTTGGGTTGGTGGTAATGGTCACGTTTGATCCAGCCACCAATGTGAGCGTATCGCCCGTGGTGTCTGCAACTACGTTAGATTGACCGCTTACGGCAATGGTGCTGAACAAGTTCTGGTCACCGGTGTTCGTTCCGGACGTATTGCCGATGACCGTCTGCTGTGCATCGGTCACATATCGTTTATTGGTGCTGTCTGCGATGTCCGCTGTCGTTGCGTCCGCTCCGGCTGTTACAAGGCCTTTCGCATCGTAGGTGATTTTGGTCTTTGTCGCGCCTGTGATTGCTGTGTTTTTCGCTACGTATTCGCCGTTGAAATAGGTCAGTAGCGTTGCCTTCAGGTTCGCCCAAGTCAGCCGCTTCCAAATGGAACTATCCGCGCTGTCCTGCAATAGAACCGCGTCTGCATCTACCGGGGTAGTCTTGCTTTCAGTCGTGTCCACATCGTGAAGTTCGCCCAATTCCCACCCGTTCATCACCTTAACATATAACTTACCATTGTTTGCGTGAGCGTACTCAACATATCCAATGATAACTATATGGTTCGGAGCTGTGGGTTTTACATTTGTGATTCGGCCCGCTGTGGTAGGTGATAAATACAGTATATCGCCATCGGCCCAAGTTTCGCCTTGTAATG